CTTCGTTTACGATTGAAATCGCGTAGCCCATATCGGTGTGGTTCGGGCAGTAGAAGTACAGTGTGTCAGGAGCCGATGAAGGGACTTCCCACTCGATGATGCGGGCTTGGCCGTTGTAGGTCGCATGACCGCTAACCCAGTCAGCATTGGTTGTGGAAGTTACTGCGAACGGAGCTGTAGCAGTAGGGTTGCCCATCATGAAGGTCATGCCTGTAGAGTAAGGCGTGCCGTTTGAATGTGGCCCACCGCGCACTTCAGAGAACTGTAGTGGATGGCCGTTGTTACCAGCGGCAAGCTGATGCAAGCGATACGTACGACCGCGTACGAAGGTAAGCTCTGTTACGTTAGTGGAAAGGTCGTCGTTCACGAACTTGTTCTGAGCGTCAATGCTGGCGACCGAGATGCCGATTGGCTGGGCCGCGTAGCTCTTAGCTACAGTCCAAGTCACGCCAAGATCCGAGGAGCTTTGCTTCTCGCCTGTCGATGTAACAATAACGAAGTTCGAACCTTCTGCGCGAATATCAACCACGTTGTCGTATGTGACGCCCGCTGGGAAGTCGAATACGCTGTAGCCAGTAGTCGGGAACGGAGCTGCTGCTGTGTACGCAGCGTACGCAACCTTGTTTCCTGAGTAAGCAATGTAAAGGTTGCCCTCGCCTACGGTGGAGCCTTCGATAGCTGCCGCACCAATCATGTATCCTGAGATACCTGTAGGTGGTGACATGGTGTTGGACTGGAACTCGGCCTGAGTTTCTGGCGTGTCGTCGTTGGACATGTAGTTAAAGCCAGTAGTTGTGCCGATGATGAAGCGCTCTTCAGCAGTTTTGACGCCAGCAATCTTACTGATAGCACCCAAACCCCAAGTAAAGGCAGAGCCGTAGGTCGCACCAGTCGCACGGTAATCCGCAATCGAGTTCACAACTGAGCCTGCGCCGCCAGGAACGCCCTGTACGTAAGTAAGAGCAAAGGCCGCGTCTTGGTTTGTGGCCCAAAGAATGTTGTCTGTGGCGGTTTGACCGTAGTTTGACGCCGCTGTAGTAGCAGCCCCGCCTGAGAAGTAGTTGTCGAATGTATATACGCCACCGTCAGGAGCGGAACGTACATAAAGCTCGCCGCCATTGTAGAATGGAAGCGGGTTGCCAACTGCTGATGGGTTGCTGACTAAGAAGAAATTGCCGTCAGCATTTGCTGTCTGCAAAGTTTCAATCTTCTTAGAAGCGATGGGGCTGGACGCTGTGTTAGCAGCGACTGGCTCAACAGGCGTGGTCTTGAGCGCGGTCATCATCTTAGATGTGCTCTTGCCAATCAAGTCGAGGGTGTTGTCTGTGTCAGCAGAAACCCATGCTTTGTTGTAGTTTAGAGGCGCGAGGTAGTTTTCGAAGTCCCGCGTCTGGTAGGTTTTGTCCGATACGTACACGTTCACAGTGGCAGCGTTGCCACCGTTGTTCAGTACGTTGATGTTAAAGGTCGAAGTTCGTGAAGCGGGTACAGTGTAAACTACTTCCGTATCGCGAGCATTTACGACCTTTTTTCCTAATAGTCCGTTTGCCATGGTTGTCCTCGTTTACGATTGTGACAGGAAAAAGACCTTAGACGGTGACATCGCGTAAGCGTTCAACGCTGACTGGATGCTTGTCTGTAGGCCGTTAAGAGCGTTCTGCTCGGTTGCCGATGCTGCCTGCACGGCGCTTACTTGCGTGGAGCCTTCAGATTGTACGTCAACAATCTCCTGATCACCCGCTGTTTGGACGCGCGATAGTTGCGTATCCCCTTCTGACGACACTGCCGAAAGGTTGGCGTTGCCGTTAAAGATCTCGATCATACGCGCCAAGTACACCAAGTCGGCGTTGGGCGTTGATGCTGTTAATGTGGTCAAGCGCTGGGCAAGTTCGTCTGCGAGAGCCTGCTGGTTTGATACCGAAATGTTTGGCATTAGAGAGAACTCCCGTTGAATAGCTCACCGTGCAGTTGGGCCAGTAAGATGCCCTGCTGGATCACGGTTGGTGTGGTTTGGTACGCTTGGTTCGCATAAGTTTGAGAGAGGTCTCGCGCACTCTGCGCGTCGTCTCTGGCTGCCTCAGATGCTGACTGAGCAAGTGCCGTGGCAGTTTCAGAAGCAAGGGCTTCCTGCGCACTCTGCTCTGCATCAGCCCGCTTCACTTCCATGTCGGAAAGAGCAGTGGCTTTGAAGTTAGCTAAGTCAGTGAATAGCTGCGTAAAAGATGCAACCTCTTGGAAATCCCCGTCCGTACCAATACGAAGCTCCAAGGTCTGTGTGTCATTCTCGTTTGTGTAACGAAACTCAAACGCGTCGATGTCACCAGTCGCGTCATCGAACAACTTGCCCATCAGAGTAGCAAGCGGTAGGCCGCCCTTCTCTGCATCCTCAAGATAAGTATCAAGAAGCGTAATGCCCGTGTTCTGCGAGCGGAAGTTTAGCTGTTCTGAAGGGACGCGTGTGCGTGCCATTAGCTTTCCTCGTCCATCTGTTTCGCGATACTGGCCAATTTCGCTGCGCGGCTTGATGACATTTCAAGCAGTTCTTCAGTGTTCGACATCCGACCCGCTACATTACCCATATCGCGCTGTAGGCTTTCTCTAGTTGCCAATATTGCAACACGAAGGGCCGCTATGTCGTCCTTAATAGGTTTTAATTCTTCGTGGATACGAGCGTCGATGTACTCGCGAGTTACCGCGTCCACCTGTGATGCCCAGTGCTTGCTGTTTACAGGGTTCGTCATTGCTTCGGAGCCTCTTTCATTGGTACTAGGTTGCCCTTCTCAACTTGACGCTCGATGTCTTCTTGGGACTTTACGTTCGCGCCGCGAGCTTTCTCCATCATCAGCATCTGTTGTGACGGGGTTGGGCCTTGAGCCTGCTGCTCCTTGTTGATCTTGAACTGGTCAAGGTCAGAGACGCCCATGGAGCGGATTGCTTCCTCGACGATCTTGCCGCTGTTGTACTCCATGGCCATGCCCGTCTCGTTAAGAGTGCGGAGCATCGTGATCCATGTCTCAGCGTTGCGAGTTGGCTCCAAGGGAAGCGTACCGTCTACGACGAGGTACTCAATGTCGCCCTGGATGTCTTGAAGTTTGAAGTCGAGGTATCCGTCCTTCACCATGTCGGCCACATTCCCCGCACTATCACTGTCAGATATGCGGATGGAGCTTTCGGGAGCGAAGAAGTCCTGTACGTTGGCAACCATCATGCGAACCATAGGACGCACAGAGGTGGCCGAAATCGTACGAGCGAGTACGCCGAGGCGTTGTGAGCCTAATTGGGTAAGACGTTGGATCTCTGTGGCTGTACGAATGCCGTCTGCCGTAGGCATACCCTGCTGCGCATCAGATGCAGCAGATACACGCTGCTTCAGACCCGACATCGCCTCAATATCGTTCCAATGACCCCTAGTTACGTCAGGGATCTGGCTAATAAAGACGCCCTCACCTGGCTTTACCCCAGGTAAAGTACGCACAATGCCGTGTGGATTGCGGTCAATTAGGTCTCCAATCGCAATTTGCGTGGGATCTACGAACATTAAGTTGGTCAAAGCGGCCTGTACGTTGTCGATACGTGACCTAAGAAGCCATGTCGCTACGTCGTGCAGAGGAAGAAGTAGATCATACAACGACTGCGAGTACGTTTTGTGTGCGTCGTGGTACAGACCGCCTATCACGACAGGGAACTGCCTGCCGTATGGGTTGAGTTGGCAACGGATAACCACGTTCTCGTCGAGAATTGTGATGCACATCCATAACTGTTCGATCTGAGGTACGCCGATTTCGTACCCAGCAAGGCGAACCCACATCTCATCAACTACACGACTGTCTCCGAGGGCGAAGAATGTACCCCCACTCTCACGACGGTTGCGCTCGGCAGGGTCAATGCTTAGTCCTCGTCCCGCTTCTTTATGCCATCTATGTCCGTCCCACCCACCACTAGGAGGTGTGAGGCGGTTTCTGAGGGATGGGTACTGCTTGAGCTTGGGGTACATGCCTGTTTGCATGAGTGCGTCATAAGAAGAGAAGTCAGAAAAGATGATGTACTGCATCCGCTCCCAATCTCCCCACTGGACACGGGGGTCGTGGAAAACGCGGCGCGGGTCGAAGTTGGTGATTTGGTTTGTTCGCGAGGAAGCATCCCACGTAACTTTCGTGGGTGCGTATCCGTACCGAATGCTGTCAAGAAGATGTTGGGCAAGGCGAGCCTCTCCTGCTGTTCTGCGCATCTGCTGATGAAGTAGGCGCTCAATAATCTGAGACCCCTTCCGAGACTTGCGGTTCAAGCCCTCCAACTGAAACATAGGGTTTCGGCCCGTAAGAGCCGACATCAGGTACGTAAGCACAGTATCTGCAATAGCGCGTGTGTCTGCAATGACCGCCTTCTCACGAAACTGTGTCGCGTGAGGATCTACGTACACATCATGTGCCCGATCCGCCTGCGTCCAGTGGTCGTAACGACGTGAAATGCGGTCGTATGACATCTGCATAGCAGAACGAGCATAATCAACTATGCGTTGTTCCTGTTCATCAGTAAGCATCGAGGAAATATCCTCGTATGCCATGAGAGCATTAGCGTGTTCGGACAAGTCAACGATGATGCCATCGCTCTCAGGTACGAAGTCCGCACGGTAATTTGTGTTAGTCAGTGCCATAAGAAAACATTTACTCCTATAATTGTACCTCAGTCGTCCTTATTCACCCCAGCCACGCCACGCGGAGCTGAGATTGTTTAGGTCGGACTTTTGGTTCCATAAACTGTCGCTCGACTTGGGAAGCGCGAACGATGGAGGTGCGTAATATTCACCCGTTGCTGGGGTGCGGGCGAGAACGTCTAGGCCAATGGTCATGGCGTCTACGATGTCGTCGTGAGTACCAGCAGGAAAGGTTTGCATCTCGTCGTGGAAGGCGTCTAACCACGGCGCAGCGCTGGGGATGAACACACGGCCACCCTCAATTAGAGGCAGTACCGCCGACAGGCGGGAAACTTTGTCGCTGGATATTTTGTACGGGATCACGGATACGCCGCTTTCTCGCTTCAGCTCTTGCAGCAAGGATTGACCGCTGGCCTTGTCCTCGATGTAGATGCCACGCAAGCCACGACCGCGCCACTGGTTGTTAAGCATGATCATGTTGCGCTTGAGGTCAGGGAACTCGTACCGCTCTCGATGAACGTCCACGATGTAGATGTCGCCGTTCGTATCGAGACCCATAGTCATCATGACAGAGTAATCGCTCGTCTGCTTGGCCTTGAACGCAGTGTCGGCTGCAATGATGAGAGAGTTAAACTTCTCTGGCTTCATGTCAGCAGGGTACGTACGCCACCAATGTGAGCGTATCATGTTGCCGCCCTGTATATACGGGGTCTGCTGGTAGAGAGATGCGAACTCTCGCGGGTTTAATCTTTGACGACGCTCCAGATCTTCGAGGGAAAACCGTTCGGGCCACAAGGCTCTCTTCTCAGTCTTGCGTATGTATCGTTTTGCTTTGCCGAGCTTGCTGGCTTCGCCTGGTGCGAGGTACTGAGGGTCGTCGCTTGGTAGATTGGAGCGGGAAATTTTACCAGCGTCTCCTTGAATTGGTCGCTCCTCGACGGCAGGGAAGTTGATATGAAGCCAGCGGCCCTCATGCCAGTCATCAGTTTGCATAAGTCGCCCTGCAAGATCGTCAGGGTGCCATCGGGTGAGGATGATGATTTGCGCGGGGGGAACACCGTCAACGTCTGGTTGGAGACGGGTGCTGAGAGCGGATATATAATAATTCCAGACCTTGTTCCGCTGCGTGGCACTCTCGGCTTCCTCTCTGGACTTTAGTGGATCATCGAAAAGGAGGAGGTTCGCTGCGCGACCAGACGTTGTACCGCCCACACCGATAAAGTACGCGGCTCCGCCGCCAGTTGTACGCCACTGGTCTACGGCTCGGCTGTCCTGAGACATCTCGAAGTCGGGAAACGCTTGGGATGTCAGCGGCTCATTGACCAGATCACGCACTTGACGACCGAAATCGGTGGCCAGTTGGCTGTTGTACGAGGTGGACATCAGGAAACGGTTGGGCTTTCGCGCCATAAAGTAAGCGGGGAATATTACGGAGCCGTATGTGGACTTGCCGTGGCGCGGTGGCATGGTGATTAGTAGGTTTCGTACGGGTACTTCTTCCGTATTCTCCCGCTCGGAGGCCGACTTGCCGTGGTGAGACGTAAGCGTGTTGCGCTCTAGCTTGTCGAGAGCCTCGATCATGTCCAGGTGAAACTGCGGTAGCGTCCAGTCGGGGAACTGTAGGCGTACCCAGCCTAGAAAGCTGTCCTCTGCTGCCTTGAGCTTGAGGAGATGCTTGGCTGCGTCCTGCGCCGAGATGCTCATTCCTCAGTCTCTACGGTTTCAGCGTCTATTATGTTGTTTACGCCCATGGCAATCGCCTCAAGCTGCTCACGAGACATCTTCTCGGGTGCTTCCTGTATGTTGTGCTCGTGTTGCACGAATTGGGCGGTGAGATCAGGTACGACTTTGTTCAACATGGCCGTGAATACCCGCGCTTGGGTGGGGTTCCACTCCTGTTTGCCCATCACTACGTCGTGGGCCTCGTCTATCTGCGCCTCTACTCGGCGGTACAGTCCTGCTCGCATGTTGGCGACTTGAAGTGGCGTTAGCTTATCGCCAGTTTGTATAGCTTTTTTACGTGACATTGATCATTTCCAGACGTTTTCAATTTTGCTCAGATTTCTCGGGGGTCTCGCAATGGCAATTCGCGGCGCGGCGACGGCGGGACGGGGGGTGGCCCCCCTTTCGTACGGTTTTTGGCTCACTATTGTCACATGCGACACGCATTGCGTTGATTTTGCTGTGTTTTCGCTCCCCTCGTAGGGGATTTTGGGGTGTTTTTCGTAACGCGAAAGTTCCCAGTTTCGCTCCTTTCGCGGATGAAAATTAACCATACAGGCACGTTACGCATTTGCGTTACGCACGTCGTCCTGCGTGGGCGCGACCAAAGATAAATCTTTGAGGAACATCAAAGGGTGCCAGCTTCGATTGGAGGATGGCCTGTGCTCGGTCGGTACTGAGCGCAGTCACATGTGTAACGCAAAAGGAGAAATCACATGACAAAAACAGCAGCAAACACACCCGCGAAAGCACCAGCATTTTCAGCCAAAACCGCCGCAGCCGCGTGGGTCGAGGCGCAAGGCGCACCCGCGAAGAAGAAAATCCGCGCAGCCGTAGCCGCCACTGCCAAGGTGTCCTCGCGCAAGCGTTGGGCAGCTCTGCTGAAGGACATCGACGCTGGCGACAAGGTGCGCGTCAAGGCGCGTGCGACTGGCGACTGGTCAGCCGTCAACGCAGCGCGTCCCGTAACGCCTGCGAAGCCGAAGGCCAAAGCGAAAGCCAAAGCGCCCGTAGCAGCCGAAGCGGTCAGCGCGCTTGACGCAGCCATGGCGCTCGCGACCCTCGTGGGTGCAGGCAAAGGCGCTTCCGCCGAAGCTGGCCACCTCATCGCGTTCATCCGTAACGCATAAACGATCCACCCAGAGCACATCAACTGAGCCGCCTCGCGCAAGCGTTGGCGGCTTTTTCGTGCGCTCTGCACGCTTACGAAAGGAACCAAACACAATGGAAGACATCTCATTCGACGCCGCCTGCAAACGCATAGCGATGGAGGCGTCGGATTTCAACGCCGACGACGTTATCGCTCATGCGCTGGGCCTAATCATCCAGTCAGTCGCGAAGAAGTCTCGTGCGTACCCGTCGGAGTACAACGACTTGTACGGGAGCCATGGCGCAGAGGTCTGGGAATGGCAGCAAGTAGCCGTTGGCCAGAACCTGATCAGAGACCCTGCTGCCGAGGAAGAACCTGACGACAAAGCGCGTCGCTTAAAGCGCTGCCTCGAATGGCTCTCAGAAAACATCACCCAAATGGGATCGTGACGCATCGGTGTCGGCCTTCACTTCGAGGGCCGCATCCCATGCGAACAGCATGAAAACCAGCATGAAAAGGAGAAAACACCATGCTCAATATGTCCACACAACAACACCCGCTAACGTCCAAGCACGTTGACGATCCTTGTGACAACTGGTCGCCAATCGGTGCTTACGTACGCAGCATCCGCGAAGCCGTCGAGGCCCGCGAACAGATGCTCGATGAGTTCTGCGACGCCGACGCCGCATATGTGATTGCGTACGCACGCTTTGGTACGTCGTCATGACCCGCGTGCAAGAGGCAGCGCTTCAGCTCGCGTACTTCGTCATCTTCGCAATCGTGCTCATTGAGTGGTTCTGCGGTTGCGGCTCACCCGAAGGCGAATGCGTGGTTCTACACCACGCGTTCCCGTTCATCATCTCAGCATTAGGAGTTTAACACATGACCGAACACGAAATCTTAATCATCCTTCCCGCGCATTGGGAAGCCGCCCTTACTCGTGGCAACGAAGCCGCGTTGGACGACGAAAACATCACCGCGTTCACCGCATGGATCAACCAGTTCCAAAGCAACTACGGCCTCATACTCGCAGCCGATACATTCAGCGATGAAATGCAGTGGGTCGAAGACCACTCAGCTCGTAGGTACGGCATCGAGGCGTGCATGTGCCATCAGTACGTAGTCGTAGTCGAGAACAACATGGAGGACGTAGCATGAAAGACCATATCGCAGAATACACCCGCATCATCGAGGCACGAGCACGCTTCTACATGCGGCGCATAAAGACCGACGAAGACCACGAGAAATACTACTGCGCAGCTCTCGCGCTTTGCCGAGTGATTAGTGACTTCACAGGCGAGGATCGTTGGGACGTTCACGACCGCTTGAAGCAAGAGTTGGTCGAGCAAGCAGCATAGCCGTATCGGTGTCGAGCGTTGAGGCGCTCGCATCCCATGCGACTGAACGCATGACAACCCAAGGAGAATAACATGAGGATCACATGCAGTCGCCAACTGAGCGACTTAGAAACCGAAGACCTAATGCACTCTGCGCGTATCATAGAGGCGTGTGGAGAGGTCAAAGGATGGGCGGGGTTTGGTATGCTTTCGAAGACCTTAACACCCGACACGTGGCACTTCGTAGACCAGAAGTACAGGGAGGAGGACGCAGCATGAAAAAGCCAACAAAACGACAGGTCAATAAGTTCTGCAAAGTGCGGGGCATCCCGCTTCAAATGTTCGGGATGATGATTGCGTCAGGCAAGCTCACACTCGACGACTTTTCGGAAATGGTTCTCGAATTTCACGACCCCGCGAACAAAGAGCATCGCGAGGAAATGGAGTTCGAAATGAACGCTAACAGATACTAGGAGGACTAAACATGACACATTCAGCATTCAACTACGACGGCTATCACGTTGGCCGCTGGAAGGCAGGCCAACGCCCGCTAATAACCAAGACGCTCGCCATCGTCATTCACGATCAGAGGTCTGACGCCTACATCATCAACTTCGATGACACGTACGACTTCCAAGAGTGGGTGTGTGGCGACTTGTTCGAAGACTACGATCTCGAAACCGAGGAGCCTGTTGAGTTCCTCGAACACAATGACGTGTATATAAAATTCAGAAACTTAGGAGACTACGCATGAAACACGTCACATTAGAAGGCTATTCGTGGAGCGAGATCGCATGGCTTGGCGAAATGATAACCGAGAAGCTGGCCGACATGGGATACGAAGGCGTCGGCAGCTTTCACTTCAGCGTCGAAGTCGAGTTCGAGGAAGCAGAGGAGGAGGACGAACCATCTATGGAAACGCTGATGTGGCAGGGACGCTTAGAGCGTGAGGAGGAGGACGCATGAAAAAAATTAGAGTGATGATCGACCGTCTCGCATCCCGTTTAGCCGACCGTATCAACCTATACATATACGAAAGGTACGGCGAAGTTCGTTATGAGGAGGACATCAAATGAACGCACCCAAAGCAATCGAATGGGAACTGGAACTGTGCATGTTTGGTATGGGCGAAGAGACGCTTTCACCCACGATGGAGGAAGCAGATAGCTGGGAAGTATCTTTGTGGCTGCGACTGGAACAGACAGGACAGGTCGAAGTCCTGTACGAACAGGAGTTCAATTCTCAAGCCGCTGCTGACGATCAGTTTGCGCTGATGGAGGGACTGTTTCCTGATGCTTCGCAAGACTTCCAGCCAGAACATTGAAGGAGAAACGAATGGCTAAAGTGAGTATCCTATGGGGCGAGTGTCCCGAACACGGTGACGAAGCGGTCACGTACAAGTTCAACACCGAGGCGGAGGCAAACGCCTTTCGCCTTGGCATTGACGAGATGGACGGCTTTCTTGGTTACGAGGAGGTGTCCGAAGGCTACGTACACGAGGAGGAGGACGATTGGTGCCAAGCGTGTGAGGACGGCACTTGCCCAGAACTTTCACCCACCGAGGACGAACCACCCGAGGGCAAGGAGTAGCATGTAGGCAACCAAGGAGAATAACATGAAGCCTGCATTATTCGTATTCGCTGACAACGGTGGCAGCTCATGCGTGTTCGTACGAAACTGCAACAGCGAGGCAGCGTATGACATGATAGCACGCACAATCACACACGACCTGGCCCCGAGCTTGGAACTGTTTGACGCCACTGAATACACCGCCTTGTTCGTACTAGCGAACAAGAAAGAACCATTCGACATGATCGTGACTGGCGAGTTTGACGAGACCAGCGACGCTTATGAGGATGTCGAGGGTCTGTACGAAATCACCAAGTCGCAGGACGGAAACGCAATCATCGTTGTACCCGTCACGGACGAGGATGGTATTTCCTCAATCTGGGAAATGCGTAGGCGCACAGTCCACTAATCAATCTCTACACGTACGCCCGACCGACTGATCGAAGATCAGTCGAGGAGGTTAGAGCTATAGATTGCAGCATTCCGCTGCGGTCTGTTTTCTGCTGTCCGCAGATTAAACTTGACACATCGTACGTTGTGTCAGATACACTACAACCTGACAACCATGAGGTATCAAATGTCAAATTCAAATCTTAATGTTCAATCAATCCTCGACGATTACAATGCACGCGATGCTCAGAAAATTCTGCGCACGTATATCGTAAATGAAACCCACCGCTTCGAAGACGCGTGGACGTGTATCGTGGAAGTCGCTCTCAAATCGGTGCTTGTGAACGGAGACCATCCAAACTCACGCGCTATGAAAAGCGTCAGCAAGTCACAGATACTTGATCGCATGAACGTGCCGTCACTGGCGATGCTTATAAACTACATGAACCAAATGTCCTATGACGAGGCGCTGCTCCTTTTCGCGAATGAGTTTGTGAACAACGACCCCGATTGTATTACGAACTGGCCGTTCGTGGACGAGATAGAGGACTTGGGTACGATATACGTCTCGCGTCAAGATGGCGCGGAGATCGAGGCCGTCGAAGAAGAAGGTGACGAGGCCGAGGTGGCGGGTGCGTACGATGTGACACCCGACATCGCTGCTGCTGCTAACGTGTTGCTTCGTGCTGCTACTGGCGGCGAGATGGAAGACTTGCAAGCGTTGCTCGACGAGGTGGTGACACTGCGTAAGAAGCCCGATGCGATTGCGCTTCCTGCTATCGAGGCGTCGGGTGAGATACCGTTCGGTGCTCCCGTACGTAAGAACGCTCACGAGGTGTTCGGCATTCAACACCCGCTGCTTAACTTCGAGATCAACACGTACGAATGGAGTGGCGTAAATCCCTTGGTGCCAACCAAAGACGAGGATTACATATTCAACGTGGACAATCTGCACGATGTGTTGTGGGCATTGGAGAACGGCGAGAACAGTTGGCTGACAGGTCAAACTGGTACAGGCAAGTCCACCCTCATTGCTCAAGTGTGTGCGTTCACTGGCTACATGATGATCCGCGCCAACATGGACAGCGCGATTGAACGTCCAGACTTTGTGGGTTCGATGGCGGTTATGACTGACGCGGATGGCAA